AAAATTATTAATTGTCCAGATGTAGTTGCTGGTGTCTGAAGCTATGCCACCAATACTGCAAATATAATTTGTTTGATTCAGCCCTGAGCCTGCCACATAATATCTTAATTGTGCAGTATCACCATCAATTCTAACAATAGTTTCTCTGTCATCTGCCACATAAGCATTTTGACCACCATCAACAGTTATGTTGCCTGCCAGTCTGAAGCCTGACAAAGGATAGCCTGTGAGCACATTGCCAATGCTGTCGAATTTAAAAACAAAATCATTCTTGCCAGTTAATGAAGGTGAAGGTGCATTCAAATTGAGAGCTGTTAACCAGACATATTTGTTTCTGTCCACCACAATTTCAACTGGTGAGACCAAGCTGGTGAGTGGTTTGGCAACTAGCAGGTTGCCATCTGTGTCGTATTTGATTAAGAAATTGGACACAGGGTGAGTATAAGCAACCCAAACATTATTTTCACCGTCTGTGTCTAAGGATGCAGGTAACAGAGCATTTTCACCTGCAAAACCACTCAATTCAGGAATGGTATAATCAGAGCTCAATGCATATACAGCATTCATTAAGTTGGGGTAAGCAACAGCTTTCAAGTATCCTGTATACCGGTCTATTTTAATGCATGAAACTGAATCAAACAGTGATATCCATATGTCACTGTTTCCATCCAAGGCAACACTGTTGGGAGCTGCACTGGATAACTCCGGAGACTGCAGATCAACTGTGTTGAATGCATCCAATGGGTAAGCAGATAGGCTAAAAGCAGAAAGTATTTCACCGAAAATCGTTATTTTATAGATTTTATCTGCATTACCATCTGCAACCCATGATTGATAATCTTCGCCAGCTCCTGCACCTGAAGGTGCAACTGCGATGGCATAGCTCTCTGTGCTGCCTGGTGTGGGGTAGTCATTGATGTACGCAGACAGAACAACATTCATTGCACCTGCGCAGGAATCATAGAATGAAGTTTTAAATATTCTTTTGATAAAGAAATGCTGTGGTTCAGCCACCCATCCCACCAAGCTGTCCTTAGGGAAATTGACTGGATCAACAATGGTCATGCTTGCTGTGAGTTTCACATTTTCAGTGCTCTCATGTGGTATAATGTATCCTTTGTAAAAACTGCCTGCGGCCTGGGGTATATCTGCACTAAAATCGCTATAGAATGACAGATTGGTAAGACATGCTGTTGCAGTGCCAGTGTCTTGCACAAGTGAAATTTCTAAATTATAAGCAGATAACCCCGATAAAGAGGGGTCAACTGTGGCAGATGAAAGAGGGGGATAGGTTCTGGTTGTGTATCCTGTTTCGTCTTTCATTCTGATAACAAAAGGTATTTCAGTATTCTGCCAGCTTATGTAAGGCATGTTAAAGTTTGTAGCTGTGAGAGGTCCTTCACCGTCAATGCCATTTGTTGTGATGGTTAATTTATTTGCAGGATTGTGTCTCACTTTGATGATAGGTAACACAGCAGGTTGCAGATTTTGATACCCTGCAGGTGGATAGCCAATATAATTCTGCACATCTGTGAGTACAGCATATGCATCCTTGAATTTTGCATTATCAAAAGTTGCCATGATCAGGATGGGTGGCTCTCTTGAGGTGTAATTTTTTGTTTTATCATCCACATAGTAAAAATCTGCAGAACCTGTAGTACCTGCAAAGTATGCTCCTGTATCTCCTTCCCCGCATACTTCAATGCTGTTGTTGACTATTCTGGCATACACGTCAGTATCTTTGGTAGTGACATGATCAACAATAACAAATTCGTCATTGTCACCTATTGTTTGCACTTCATAAAAGCGGGACAAGCTTCGAAGATGGCTCCACTTATCATTGATGAAAGAATTGTAATCAATGTAGCTGCCTGCAGCTCCTGATGCATACAGATTAATGGTGTATGTGCCGCTCAAAGCATCATATGATTGCCAGCTGTTTTGACGTTGTACGGTCAAGGGCTCTATGATTCTGCTTGCAGGTACGTCATATATGAATCTCTTGAAATCTTTAAACCCAAGCTTATCTGCAACAAAATCATGTATTTGTATAGTGGGCTGGTAGCTACTATCATATGCATTGCCATAGCTGTCAAAAACAGTTAAACGTGGTTTGTAATTGCCAGGCCATCTGTAAACATGTGAAGCAGTGAGGTCGTTGGAAAAGGTACCATCTCCAAAATTCCACTCAATTTTTTTATTACTAAGCACCACAGCTCCTGTTAGTAGGGGTGAGGATGTAAAATCGGGAATAAAAGTAATTGGTGTGATGTCTAATGTATATGAAGATAAAACATTATTTCCTGTATAGTCATTACTAAAGAAAAAGAGGTAAGAAAAATTAACAGAAGCCATTAGAACTCTCTTTCAATAGATTGTATTGAAGGAGTTATGACATTGATTTTATTAATGAAATCAAGTTGGTTGTTGAGGAAGGGGAATTTAAAGAATGGAAGTGCAGTGTCTTGTGTTATAACGGCTATGTCATCAAAAGGATAGACCGGATTATATACAAGCAGACTGACTCCAGGTACTTTTATTGTACTTCCATTAACTGTACGCACTGTATTGATTTCATTTACTCCTTCAATCTGTAGTATACTGTTTGATATATCAGTAAGAGATATAGTCAAACCTAAATTATTTTTTGTTGTAGAGAAGTAATTAATAAAGATTTCTGCAATTTGTTTTTTAAGTGTCTCAGGGTTTCTCCTGGCAGTAACACTTCTTGAGATTTGCAAGAAAGTTGTATCAGCAATTGATGGTGCAAGATCCTCACCTGGAGCTTTCAGCCCAAGATCAACAAGCACATAAACAGGGTCAGTAACGACAACTTCAGCAGTTGCTAGCTTGGTGCTATTTACATCGTTAAGGATGACTTGTTTTTGCGCGCTATTTAAATAGTTTGCTCTGGTTGTAAGTGAAGTGACTTTTTCAAGTCTGGGAACTGCATAAACATACACGTTATTAAAGTTACAAGAATCTGAAAACTTAACTTGATTGAATAGCACTCTGGATTCAATATTTGGTTTTTCAACTCCAATATCAAAATAATATTTCACATGTTGGCTTAGAAAGTCCCAATTGTTAACTACTTTGGCTGAAGCAAGAATGTTGCTGTAATTTTTAAGAATATAATTTGTAAAATCCTCAGCAGTAATCAAACGATATTGACTCTTGAATGTATTGATAGCATTTTGTTTTATGCTGGTGACACTCTCTGCTTCAACGTAGTTGGTAGATGGGTCACTGTTTGTAAAGGTAATATAAGAAGCTTGTGCAGGTGTTATGATAGTTAGATTAACTGGTGTAGTGTCATTCTTGATTTGATTGAATCGTGTTGATGCATAGGAAAATAAGTTGTTATTGTTTAGAATATTTGGTCCAATTTGTCCAGATGTACCACCAGACTTGAGATAGTATATGGCCACTTCATCACTGGCATTGAGTTGTTTGCCATTGATATTATTACCAAACTTTATTTCATATCGCCCGCTTTCATTGAGTCTAATTTCATATTTCAAAGAATTGGACCTTTCAAGGAAAAGTGATGCTGTTGGGCTCCATTTGGACCATGTGGGGTTTGATGTGGTATTATCTCTAACATACACATCAATATTAAAATGGTCAATATCGATGTTATTACCTGCATTATCAACAACTGTGAGTGTAATGACTTCAAAAGGCTCACCAGCAGCGACATACGTAGGGTATTCAACATATGTTCCTTGGTAGAGAAGATTTTGACTACTAAAGTCAGATAAAAATTCTGTTCCTGAAGTGGCTTTTGTAAATGATATGTCGTTGTTGAAAGAATAGTTAACACCGTTTACGGTGAAATAAGAATATCTTTGAATGGTATAGGTCTCAGGTATTAGCTGTTGGGAGGCAGTTGCTTGAAAAGGTAATATAGATGTTTGATTGCCCACAGGGCTGTAATTGATGAGCTTAACAATTTTATTGATGTTTTCATAAAGCTCAGCATTTGTAAAAGAACTTTCAGAGCTAGTGCGGTTGAGATAGAATAACAGCACATGGTATGCATAGGCAACAATGTCAATGATAGAGGAGATGTTGCTGCCTTCAAAATTTTGATCGGTGAACACATCATTGCTGTTTAATCTCTTGATGATGAGGTTTTTAAGAGATAGTGCATCAAACGCTGCATAGCCATCAACATTCAGATTGAAATTATTAAATGTGTTTTGTGTTGCCATATTAATTGTTGAAGTAGAACCCAGAATTACTTAATGTTCCTATGAGCTTAAAGGATGTATTTGTTATGCGTGGAGCAGATACAGTTAGCGTGATGATGTACTGACTGTTCACCTCATCCACCACAATGTCTATCTTCTTGATAGAGACCCTTGGTTCAAAAGTGGCAATACCATTTAAAATCTCATTACCAATGGAATTGGCAATATTCTTGCTCACAGGGTCAAACAGATATTGTACTAGGTTCAGTCCAAAGTAGGGGTTTAATATCTTTTGGCCTGGTATGGTGGTAAACAAGTTGAAGATGCTTGTTTTAATAGCATCATAATCAAGACTATTGATGGAATCTTTGATTTCTTGTGTCTTGAGCAACTCATTGTTTCTTGTGTAGTCAAATTCTAAATCAAGCTTTATATCAGAATATGTGTATCCTTGGTATGTTTCTGCAGGTTTTTGAACTGTCTTTATATTGATAGAGGCCACAAAAATATTTATATTTAAAATTAAATTAAGAAACTTATATCTTATAAGATAAATATTAATGTGGAAAAGAAATTTATTAAACTATATGAAGCTGCTATTAGCAGATACAACAGAGGTGGGTTTCTAACAAGTGATAGAGTTAAGTTTGTTGACGGTGTCTTGAGGAATGACTTCTTTAAGAACCAGCCAGATTCTATCAAAACAGCTGTAAAATCACTGATTGACTCAGGTTTAAATCTCAGAGTGAAAAATGTCAAATCAGCAATGCCAGCAGTAATGGGTGCTGGTAATCCTGATGATTTTGGTTATAGCTTTTCCATTGAAGTAGTGCCTGAGATTGCTCCAGGTCGGTTTGATTACAACAGAACAGTAGTAGTACCTGCAAACTTCCTTTCTCATCAGAATGATGGCATCAATCTGCCTCCAGTACCTGATCAGTTCAAATATGATAACAAAGTTCAAATTGAACCAACAGAAGTAGAAGTGCATGATACAAAGAATCATTACACACCTCAGCAGCAAACACACATGTCAGATCTTGGCAACAAAAAGCTTACCACAGGTGACAGAGAATTAACAGATAAAAATACAGTCATCCCCAGCTCGCCAGCAGTAGGTCATAGGGACCCTGCTTCATACACTGCTCAATATTTACCGAAAAACTGAAAATAAGCTTGGGTCTGCAAGCAGAATAAAACAACTGAAACAATTGATCTCTTGATCTGCAACAAAAGCTGATCTGTACAAATGTTCAGCAACAATCACAAGAAATTTTCTCTTCAAATCAATATCCTGTTCTTCTTCTTCAATATACTTGAAAAGATTGCGCAATAACGACACATAATCAGAATTGAATGCATGTTCGTTTTCAATCAAAGCTTTTCTCATGGCATTCACATTTTTAGCTTTAATCTCTTTGTATACCAATGAAACCAGTTCATTGTTATTGAAATTAGAAATGTTTAGCTTGCCGCTAACAGAGAACTTCTGCAATTCATTTATGCAAAATCTCAGATCAGGGTAACATGATTTTACAAAATCAATTAAAACTGATTTCTGGTCTTCGTTTATTTCAATCTTTTCACATTTTAAGATGGACACACATCTCTTCAAGACACCATTCAAAGGTGGAGTCACATCAAAGCTCTGACATCTGCTTTGCAGAGCAGGTATGATTCTGTATTTGTAATTAGCGGTGAGAATGAAGCGGGTGATGCCAGCAAACTCTTCCATGGTATTGCGCAGTGCCCGCTGGCCTTCTAGAGATATGCCATCTGCTTCATCCAGAATGACCACCTTGATGTTACCATCAAAGCTCTTGGTCTGCGCAAAACTAGTGACCTTTGTTCTGATGGTATCAATGCCATTCTCATCGCTTGCGTTGATATAGAGATATTGACACTTTAAAATATCGTTAACAATAATTTTGGCTAGAGATGTTTTGCCCAGGCCTTGTTTTCCAGCCAGGAGGATATTGGGAATTTGATTCTTCTTTGCAAAGCTATTGATGATTTCCAGATTAGCATCTGATACAACGAAATCTGTAAGTGTTTTTGGACGGTATTTTTCTATCCAAAGATTGGAAAAATCATTTGTGTTCATTTACCTGAGGAACCAAATCCCTTGTCACCGCGTGCAGTTTCCTGTGCAGTGCCCCATTCAACATGCATGTGAATATTAAAGTATATAGCAAATTGTGCAATGCGATCGCCTGCTTTGACTTGGTAGTCAGTGTCTGTGTGGTTGTAGAGCTTGACACCGGCATCACCTCGGTATCCATTGTCAATGATTCCTGGGTGTGCTGAGATGCCATGTTTGAACCCCAGGCCACTTCTGCTCTCAACTTTTATCCAATAGCCTTCAGGTATATCAGCAAACTTAAAGCCCACATTTACCACACCACTGCCTCTTGCAGGTATTGTCACATCTTCAATGCTGTAAACATCATAACCTGTATCAGATTCATGGTTTTTTGAAGGAAGCTTGGCATCTGGATGTGTCTTTTCAAACTTTAAAACCGGCATATAAGCGAGATTGGGGTCTGCATTCATAATCCTATTATAATATAAGTTTATAAAAACTCAAACGTTAATAAATATTTTATAATGAGTGATGAATTGAATGAGATGGTGGGTGATCTGTTGAACCAACTAAATGATGCGCAACAAGTTGCAAAAAAAGTAGAAAAGGAGAGTAATCCTCTCAAGAAAGAGAATTTAGAAAAATTTGTTGTAGAGAGAGCTGGAACACTTGTAGAAGAAAGCCTTGCCATGCTTCAAAACGTGAAGGATTACATTGTCTCAGCTCCAGAGAATAAGGATGTAGCAGCTTTTTCAGATTTAGTTGCAGCCACATCTTCTGCCATTGAAACTCTTAATAAAATCTTGATGAGTGACAGAAGAAATGAAACACTTGTACAGGTTAAGCAAATGGATATTGATTCAAAGAGAGAGCTCAAACAGGAAGACACATCACAGAAGCTGTTGGCAACCAGAGAAGAAGTATTTAAAATGCTTATGAATAATGTTAAGTCAGTAGAAAAAGAAGCAATAGAAATTGAGCCTGATCTTCCCAACAGTTAACACTTGGCAACACCGTCTATAAAGTTGTTAAACGATTTAACAATCTTGTCACCGAAAGCTTTTGCAGTCTTCTCTAAAGTCTGATCAATATTTCCTAGACCAGAAAAATCAAACTTAGGCAGAACGCTTAAGAGTTTATTGGCTATGTCATCAAAACTAACATTGAAATTGAAGTTTGGAAAATCAGATAGATTGAAGTTTGGTGGTACAAAATTGCATATGACCCCTTTGATCTGTTGCGCAGTATTGTATATAGACATTGGATCATTGAAGGATGGTAGCCCTCCATTTATTAACCCTATGGCATCATTTAACGATGTGCCTATTGTGTTGGGTAATAGGAACTGAGCTGTCTCGGTTACAAGCCCGGGAATATTATTACCCTGGCTGGCAATATTAGTAAGCTGTGACAGCAATGCATTGTCCTGTGAGGGTAAGAAATTGGGTATATTGGGCATTTGTATGGCGCTGAAGATAGAGTTTGTAATCGGTTCTGCAGGTATTATATTAGAGAATTGATACCCAGGTATAAATTTGTTTATACCCAACTGATCAGTGAATGTTGTAATGTATTTTGTAGTGTCAACATTTAAATTGGAAAGCCCATCAGACAATTTTGTTGAAATTTCAGTTACTTGATCAAAAGCTGCAGGTATTGCAAGGTTTTGCACAGATGGGACACGATTTGCACTTTGAGTGGATTGTTCTTGAGCAGATGTGAGCATATTTGAAAGAACTTTTTTTATGGTTTGCTTGGACCGAACATCTTTAATTTTATTCTGAAGAAGATCCATGTTAACATCAGTGCCTTCCACATCCATTGCAAAGTAAGCATTGTCAATTTTCTGTAAATTGGATTTCTTAACATCCCGTAAATTGCATGCAATACCATTTGCTATATTGTTAAAATATTGAATATAAGTGAAAGTTGTGCTGTACAGATCAATTAATTTGAGAAACACTTGGCCGAAGACTTGTGTGTAGGAAATGTAGTACTTGTAATCAGGTACTAAGTTGAGACCATGAGGGGTTGTGGCATCAACATATGGTGGTGTATCTGAGCTCACAAAATAAACATTGCGTAAATTTGCTCTCATGAGTGCAGTTGTTTTTTTGCTCATGTCTTTTGTTAGATTGGATGTGGTTGGAGACACCTTGTTTCTCAACTGTACTGGTATGTAATCTGGTGCGCCGTATATGGTGCAGTACATGTCATAAATGGGTGTAACTGAATCATCAAGTTTATTTTCAGTATTAACCAGAGTGCCAATGGAATCACTTATGTTTTCAAGGTAGTTCTTCTTATTAGATATTTTTTCTTTGATCTTGTCTTTGATTGGTTGTATCAAGCTATCATACCTTTTGGACCAAAATTCTATGTATTCATTATCAAGACTGGTAAATTTGTTGTTGTTTAAATCTATAAAAAATTCAGATAAATCTGTAACAGGGTCTCCAGACTGAAGAGAATTATAGTACGATAGGCTCACATTAACTTGATTTTCAATATCAGCTAGTTGATCAAGATAATCTGAAAAATCTTTTAATAAAGTAATATCAGAGGTGTAGTTTATATCAGCAAGCTTTGGCTTGGTAGTCTTTACTACGGTTTTGACATTGGTCTTTTGAGCATTAAATTCTGGTGTAATCATATGGTATTTTTGTTTAAGAATATGTCTTCATTTAAGTATGTTTTGACACAAACAACATCATTAAAGTAATTGGCGTTTTCAAATATGTGTTTGACATTCACTATTAAATACATTCCAAGTACTTTTTTATCAAAATCAGAGCCCGGTAAGGATGTATCGCGTGTGATGGAGATGAATCTGCCTGCCTGCCTGTGAGTTGAGCCTATGACTCTGAAGATAAACACATTATTATTCATTACATAGTCATTGAAAAATTTTGATCTGCCTAGAGACAGGCGCTGATCTGCAGATGTTTCAACTGAAGCAAAAATATTTTTAGTGTTTTTGTTTGTCTCTCTGTAATTACCTGCAAGAATTGTGGGGCTGAATTGGCCATTGAAACAATTGATGTAATTGTTTTGTAGTGCATCGAATGTTTGTTTGGAGGCATTGCGTTCACTATCAATTTCAAATTGTTTATCATTGTAGCTATAGAAATGTACTATTTTAGGCACAAGTTCATCTTGAGAAAAGAGACCTGCCATGTTGTCAAATGAATATGTGCTTATGTTTCCTATGGTTCTGAAGTAAGGAGCAAATTGTGGGCCATAATTTGTACTAAAATTATATGAAGACGATCCATCTTTGCTTGCATTGTAGCCAGTTATTTTATATTCTTCTAAGAAATATACACCGGGGGCTCCTGTGGCTTTATCCACTGCATTATCAAAATATTTTTTAAGGCTTATGAGAGAAAATTCTTTGGGGTACCGTTCAAATCTTAGAACTCCTGGATCAAAATTTGATTCTCTATTAGACACATGGCGAGATAACAGATAATTGAGACTGTCAATGGCTTTGTATTGTGCTGGGGCAGAAAAAAAGATGGACGTTGATCCTTCATCAAAATCTTTACTGAAAGCAGGTATTGCTCCTTCTGCATCATCAAAAGAATTCTTCAAGAGCTCCTTGATTGCAGTGCCTGTTTTAATTGCTCTATCACCATTGGACAAATCTTCAATGTCTGCTGTGTCTACTGTATTAGCTGTTGAAAAGTATGAATTTTTTTCACGTAAAATTTCATAATTATAATCCCAGAAATAAAGTTTTTTAAGCTTAGTATTCAAGCTGTCTCCTTTGATGTCCTCTTCATTGTAAATGGAAAACTCAAAGAATAATAAAAAATGCTGCAACACATCCTCACTGTAATTGTAGCTTGTATTTTCATCAAGTTTAGGCAATATTACAACACGCAGCACATCTCTGCAATCGCCTTTGAGAAAAAATTGATCCGTTGATGTGTTTTGTGTAGCACCAGGAATATAGGATTGAGGGTTGCCTGTTTCTTTTAAATTCAAATAGGTTTGCTCCAGGTTATCAAATTTATTATCCAGTACTATGTACCCTTTGTGAAAGGGGGATTGAAAATCATCTTCAATGACTAATTGTTTGATGGAATCTGGGTTTACTTGCTTCAATCTGCCATCAAATGTCACCAGATGCACATTAAACAGGTAATAGTTGTTGTTAATCTGATAAGGGAAGTCATTAAATAAATTTTGATCAAGTTTCATCTTAAATTGTTACCAACTTCATTTAATACATTTTTAACAGCATAAGGGTTCAATATCTTCAATACAGTTCCTATGGCAGGTGCTTTGACAGGATTATCAATCTTATTAAGCAAACATATTAACCACCACAATTCAATGGTTTGATACACATTGAAGCTTATGGCTGTCCAGGGCAATGATTGTTTCACTGTGATATATGTGATTTGTGTGCTATCAATATCATCTGGAAAATTAATAGATTTGAGAAGATTGTAATAGTATTGCCCAGTCTTCAGATCATACATTTTAAAGATATTTTCATATCTCTGGTTGTTCAGTTTGGGCAGATCTTGAATAGAATTCTGGTATTTACCTAAATCCATATAAATTATTTATGAATAAATGTATTTTATAAACTCATAGACCAGGTCTGATGAGGTTGTTGAGTGCTTCTGAACTAGCTGTATTCTGTGGAGATGAAGCATTATCTGATATGAATGTGTTGTTGAAAAGGTTATTGCCATTGGTATCAGTAACATTCACTATATTTTGTTGTGCAGCAAGGTTATATGTATAAGCCATGAAATTTTTTGTCTCAGCAACTAAGGACTGCAGAGTAATTTTGACTTGATAGGCATCAGGGATGATGGCCTCAATTTGTTGATCGCTGTATGTTACTTGCTCACTTATGATCTGTCTCCCAGGTACAAAACTATTGGGTGCACCATTGGATTGACCAGATGTTGTGGGTGACACAAAGATGGAGTTGCGTTGAGGCAGTGAAAAGTTGACAGTTCTTCTTGATCCTTTGAAAGATACCTGCATGTCTGAAATATAACAGTAAGGCAGAAACTTTTGACCAGGTATTTCAACTTGGTACAGCACCGGTGGCTCAATAACAGTGCGATTCAATCTTGAAGGTTTGTTTTGATACAGCAACAAGAATATTAACTGCCAATTTTTAATCACATCATCAAATGTGGCAGAACCAGTGTTGATCAAGGGAAAAGAAACTGTGAGTGATTCACCTGTTTGTGGAAAATTGTAGAATTTGGCTCTTTCTTGAAAAGAAAATCCAAAAGGTTGTTGGGCGATGCCGGCAAGTGAAGCAAATTCAGCGATCCCACCTGCAATATTTGCAAAAGGGCTGGCAGGTGAATCATCACCAAATTGGTTGCTACTGCTATTGAGATAATCCTCAAAATATGGCAGTATATAAGTGAATCCAGTTGGTTCTGTGATATAAAGATCTTTGTACGCTTTCAATAGCTCATTGTTCATTAAAAAATTATTATCATCAGTTGCATTCTTGATGTCTTGTACAATTTGTGAATTACCAGCTACATTTTGAAATGTTTGACTGCCTGCTTGCTGCAAGTTAGATGCAAGTCCTTGAAGGGTTTTAAAGAAACTGGAATTAGCTATGCCTTGTGCTACAGTTGAACTGCTTTTAATATAATCTATAACTCTGGATGTGCCTTCAATGGAAGCACCAAATGAAGATTTGATTTGTGAGATTAAAGAGTTAGTTTTTAATCTTTTTTCCCTCAAATATATGGCTGGTACCTCTAGTCTGTTGGGTGTTCCTTTTTTAGAATATGTCCAATAAAAATCATTTACAACATCTATGATATCAAAGTTTGTACTGGGCTTTAAAACAGGTGGATTGCTCTCAAGAACTTGTTGTTGTTGTGTTCCAAGAAGATTGCTATTTGAATTATTAACAAAGCTGCTTACATTAGGACCAGCACCAAGAAAATCATAGGCTGAATTTGAGGCATTATTGTCAATGGTGAATAAATTAGCTGCCATAATAATACTTAAGCAGGCATTCCTGGGCTACGCCCTAGCCGGCTCCTGTAAGTTGATCCAGTATAAGTATCAGCATTAATAATATTGTTGTTCACAGAGTTGTTGACGAAGGCGCCACCTGTTCCAGCTTGATCTGCCATGGTCTCATTAGAAGATACAAGCTTTCCAAGCAGTTCTGTATGTTTTCTGTTCTCAAGTACACTGCTTTCAGTTAGCTTTTGCTGGTCAGCAAAAGTTTTTTGAATCATTTCAGCAATTTTTCTGTAGTTAGTATCAATCTTCCCCTCAATAGAGTCAAAGATGTTGGTTTTCTTGAAAGCTACTACAGTATCTTGACTGGAGAATGCAATAGGTGGTTGGTTGGGACGGGATATGAAATCTTGCTGCACTTTTGCAGGCAGTCCAGGCTGTGTTGGTGCAGGTACTGTGGTGATATTGCCTAGTCTATCGAGTTTTAAGTTGTTTAAATTCTCAATTGCACGTTTAACATCATCTCCACCACCCATGCCAATGGCCTTGAATAAATTTTTAATTGATTCTGCGTTTTTATTCAATCGATCACCATCTAGTTGTTCATATTTTCTGATGGTTTCATATGGTGATTCTTTGCCAGTGACCCAATTCATGAATTTAGTAACACCTCCTGTTAAAGCAGTTGCAAATCCTCCTATGGATTGCAGAGTTAATGCACCAAATAGTGCTGTGATGCCACCGGCAACACTCATTAAATTGCTGCCATCCATTTTGGAATACTTTTCAAACAAAGCTTGCAAGTCATAATATGAATCCATTGTATAGTCTAATGCTTTGCCGATCATTAAAATGGAACCAGCAATTGCTGCACCGCCCAAGAAGAAGACTCCTATGCCTTGAAGTGCAGCTGGACTGGCTAGCAATCGTGCAGCTGCAAGCCCACCAAAGAGAGCAGTAAGTGCAGCACCACCTTTGCCTATGGTCTCCCAATCAATGCCTTGAAATTTTATTAAAGCGTCAGCTGTGCTGTCAAGATATTTGACTACGGTGAATGCCATGCCACCAACAGCAAAAAACCCCAGAAGATCTTTGAAGTTTGCTCCTTGAAATGCTTTGCTTGTGAAAGTTAATGCAGCAAAGAGACCAGCAATTGCTACTGCGCCTTTGCCTATGGTTTCCCAAGTAATGTTTTGGTACATGGCAAAGCTTTCTGCTAGTTTTTTAAGACCTTCAGCAATTAACAAGAAAGCACCACCAGCAGCTAATCCTTTCCAGCTACCCAATGTGCCAGTTACCAGGCTCAATGCTTCCTTTGCTGCAAACCATACTCCAACAGCCACAGCAATGGTACTAATCTTATCAGCAATGGTGAGTTGATTGAACTCTTTGCCCAATTCAATTAAATCATGTGCAAAACCTGTGACTGTTTCTCTTATGACTGGTAATTTGGTTAATAGTATATCCAACAGCTTGGGCAAGGCATTGGCAAAGAAACTATCAATGCTAGTCATGACTCTATCGAACAAGCTTTTGATAGTAGCATCAAGCTCTTGCAAGAAAGGCAAAATATTCTTTGATAGAGTATCAGCAATTGTAGGTAGATTTTCCTTGCCAGATCTTAACATCAGGTCAACAGCCTTAGCAATTTTTTCTATATTTTTTACAATGTAGAAAGCTAATGCCAATCCACCTGCAGCAAGTAAAAATGGTACAATCTTGTTTAATGCACCCACAGCTCCAAATGCACCGCCAATTATGTCGCCAAGAAAACTGAATATGCCACCTTTGCCACCAGCAGCTTTCTTGCTATCCTTTGAAAGCTGATCAAAAAAATCAGGCAAAACTGTTTTTAAAGTTTTTTCCAACCCTTTAAAACTTTTTTTATCAAGAGTAACCAGCAGAGGTGTTGTCTTGTCTTTGGCTTGTTGTTTACCATCAGCATTAGCTGTTAAATCTAACTCTTCAAATTCTTTTTTAAAAATTTTTGCTATTTTTTGAATCTTCTTCTTTTCCCTGCCTGTCATTTTATCAGTATCTTTATCAGTCTCAAGCGCAGAAACCATAGCAGCGGTAATATCTTTTTCAGAGAGCTGCTGAGGCTTGCTTTTGGCAAGCTTATCTAAAGAAGATGATATGCTATCAAGCTTCCTTATGAGAACTTCAAAATCTTGTGGGTCCATGCCTATCAATACTTAGTAAAAAGTACCAATAGAACTATTCTTTAAAGAAGAAAGCGGAATCAATTGTTATGTTGTATTTTTCTTGTGCGTCAACCACTTCTAGAAGTTTTAACTCTGTCTCTCTTACAGCAGTCACGTGCTTTACAAGCTTGTAATTGAGAGACATGGGCAGGGTTTCAAAGGTCTTTAATTTTTGATCAAAGCTGAGTGTGTTTAGATCGATCTTTACCATGTCTGTGCCGCTTTTAAAATTAATTTCTTTAACATATTTGATTAGTTCAATGACAAACAGCTCACCTATTACTTCTCTAAGCTTCTGCTCATCCTTAAGCTTGTCAAAAAGCTTTTTAACTTCCAGATTTATTTTGGTATCTTCATCCAATGTTGGTGTTTTTGTTATTAAAGAAATATCCCCTTCCTCGAGAATGGGGTGATCAGCATTTGTTGGTGTGTTTGCATTTGCAATGACACTAGTAATAGTGGTTTTAAACTCTTTGCCATCCTTGGTGAGTGTAATGTCGTCTCCAACAGATTTTTTACGCAAGTTGAGAAGAATGAGAGGTTTATCTGTGACAAGGTATTCTTTTGGTTCTGCGCTGTTTGCTTTGATTATGTCATTGGTTGCTATGGAGAATGTTAATGATGCAAGCAAGCCATCCACTGCAGATTTGATTATCTCTTTTTGTTGCTTGATGTTGAGTGGGTGAAACTTGGCAGTTGCACCAGCAGAGGGCACATAGCTCTCCACCCATTCAGAAGACACAATTTGTTTGAGCTTATCTAAGGAAGTTAAATCTGACATTACTATTATTTAAACTAGGTGTCTATTTTGCAACATTTTTGCCGAGTGGCACACTCTTGGTTTCATTAGCTCTCTTTATTTCTTCTTGTTCTTTTATGTATAGATTTAGCATAAGTGTTGATTCAGCAGGTGTTAATTCATAGTAATCAGAAAGACTTGCATGAATTTTATTTGTAAAGATATACATCAGATTGTAGAAATTGAGTAAGCTGTCTTTGAATACACTGGATAGCAATCCAAAACCAGTATTTTTAAACAGACTCAAATCTATTTGTTCCAGTTGAAAATTTTTATCTTCTTTTATCAAAGGGTATTTGTTTAAGAGATTTTCTAGATTATCAAAAAAATGTTTTGCTTGAGTAAAAATAGTGCCTGGCAGATTGTTGATGTATTCTTTTTTTGTTTGTGTATCGAGTTTGTTTAGAAATATGGTCTCCTCGTCCAGGGTGATATACTCTATGCAATCTTCAATTATGTTATCAAGAGAAGGATAATACAGCTCTTTTGGTATATTGAACCCCACAACAATGTTGCTACAGTCTGCAGTGTCTTTTAGCTGTATTGCTTCAAGTTGTTTGTAAATTGAATAGATGTCAATTTTTTTACTGAATTTGATTTTATCTTTGGATTCGAATTCTATATCCGGTGCAATGCAAATGCTTCTCAGTGTTAAAAGAATAATTAGCTTATCTATAAAATTTAAATTTGTATATTCACTTTTTTCGATAACCAAATCAAATATAATGGAATTAAAGTAGTCGTTTAAATTGTTGAAATCTTGATTTTGTATGAACTTGAGCAAGTTGAAATACTGTTTGTTCTTAAGTTGTAATAAATTTATAGTTCTGTTGTCTGTAATCTTTATGGGTATAAAGAAATCTTTGATCACATGAATACTTAAAACAAAGTATTAAAATAACAAATTATAAGAACGCGTAAGGGTTTATTGAGCCAATACCGTTTTGGAAGGAAGTTATTCTTGGAATTTGGCCATTTGATATTCTGTTGATAATATCTGCAACAGGCAGATACAGATTGTTTTCAACAGTATAGTTGCTGTATGTCCAGCGTGTGTTGTAGATCTGTTGCTTTTCATCAGTGTACTCCAGAGTCTGTGTACTGATACTGTAAGGAGCACAATTATAAAAGGTATACACTTTGCGAGGTATCATAGACACACCATTGTATGTTCTAGTGTATTGTAACAAGGTCATGTTGGCTTTCATGTTATACTGGTCTTTTTTTCCTGGTGTGTCACCTGGTCTGGCAGCCAATCCAAAATGAGAAGTGAGAATTGTCCAAGGTCTCAAAACAAAGTCAACAAAAGAAGTATTTGTTTCACGGAAATCAATTGCCAATTCAGGAAATGTGTCTGTTCTTCTGCCTCCTAAAATACCAGGTAAGAATCCTCTGTTGTTTGGTATACTGATTGATTCAGGTGCAAATTCTTCCACAGGAACTGTAACAGAATATGCAAAAAGACATCCAACTATTTTCTGCAATGGAAAGCTTTTTAAAATGGTAGCTGCTGTGGATATATCAAAACCTTTTTTACTGCCATCTACTCGTTCCAATCCTTGTATGACTTGTGTTCTTATGGCTGCTGGATAATTGTCAATGACAATAACCCATTGGGTTGACATGGGAATCGAGGTAAACCAAGATTCCATTTGTGTGAGAAAATAATCTCTAACACTAATAATGGGTACACCAGGAATATTGAAGCCAAAAAGATTGATTGCTTGAGGTGCAAATAGTGTGTTGGTACCGTTGCCCAAGCCGGTAAAATTCTGTCCAAGTGAATTTAAAGCATCGGTAAGAGGGTTATTCACCTAATTATTTAAGAAAAAATAATATTTTAGGTAACATTTCTCCAATAGTGGTAGGAGAGTGTAGCAGCAAATTCAATAGTGTTACCAGTTCCATCAGAGATGTTGTATGTAAGAGCTCCAACGCTTCTTACTGATACACCCACTAGCTGATACTGTGCAACTTTGTTCATCTGATTGTCCAGCTGAACAAGATCAATGACTGCAGTCTGATTGGGTGCAAAGTAATTACCGGTGCTTGTAGCATCATTGAAAATATCTTGTGACCATGTTTCAAACTTCTGGCGAATCTTGGACTGTGCATCAGCGTAGAAGGTTAATGTATAAGCATCAGAACCAGGGTATGTTGCATTGCCAGGGAGATTGAAGTTTAATCCCATGTACGGTACAGAAACATTGGTAATGCTTCTTTCAGGTAATGAAGCTGTCTTAACATACACGAGGTCATTATCATCGAATGTAACAGTACTTGCACCACCAGTGCTGATGGAAAGTACTCTGAAGTTATAATCACGAGTAAATTCGCGATTCTGCGCTACTCTGTAGAAGTCTTGAATGAGTTGATTTACGTCTGCCATATAATTATTTATCCTTAAGCAACAATCTCCTGGAAACTAACGCCGGTTCTTGTTGCATAGAAGTTAGCAAGAATATATTCAGCTGTTCTCACAGGCTTAATATAGATATCTATAACCAATGTATTATCATCCACAACAGATGCTGGGTTGTTTCTTTCATCACAAATTAACAAGTAGTCATATATGCCTTGTGTATTCTTTGCATTTTCAAAGATGGGTGTCAAGGTATTAACAACTTGTGTTCTTGTGAAGAGTGTGTTGGGTTCAAATACAAAGTACTTGATGGTATTCTTTGTAGCTGTCTCAAGGTTCAAGAACAATCTGCGCACATTAATTCTATCAAATGCACTGGGTCTCTGTTGCAGAGTCTTTTGACCAAAGATTACAAATCCTTCTGCAGGGAAGAAAGCCACAGGGTTGAGACTCTGTTTGTACAGATCATCTCTTTGTTTCTGCTTAGGATATATGGCAAGATCAGTTATGCCTGTTACAACACCGCGAGTAAACCCAGCAGGTGCATACCAGGGTTGATAATTTGTGTCAGTGTTTGCAAAGCTAGCTGCAGCAAACCCAGAGAATGGAACCCACACATCAAGATTTGAAGCAATATCAGATACTCTCACACATGTTGCAAATGTACAGCTATAATTTGAATCAATTCCAGAGAATTGATTCTTTAG